TATTTAGCGATTTTAGATTACACTCACAAAACGGTTTGGTAAATATGAGCACGATATGACTAACGATTTTTTTGAAAAACTGGCAGAAAAATACCCATTTATAACCTTGTGTGTCTACGCCACTACGGAATATGTGGGTATTGTACAAAATCAAGATGACGCCATAACCACCATCTACGACTTTGGTGCTATACAGGACATAGAAGTCAAGCGTCGATTCTTAGAACTAGCCAACACCTGGTGGTGGGAAAGTAACAGAACTGTGCCCATAAACATATTCCTTAAAGGGGATTGGGATATTTTTAAACCTTACCTACGTACTTTTACCAACAAAGATCTTGAAGTTGTACACGGGCCCGTTTGTAGTCTATTAGAAATGAGCCGTAAAAAAAGCAAGAGAAAATCAATTACGCTTGTACGACGGATTGATTAAGCAAATTCATATGTAGGGTTACCAAGGCTGCATAGCTTATAGCATGGCTTTGTTTGAACACAAATCCACGACTGTCATCACCATCCCAAACTGACTCAAATACTTCTGCCCAAGGCCTGTTTTGTAAGTGTGCTTTGCCCGGGCGAATAATACTAATAAACGCAGCCATTCTTGGTATGCTATCTGGTCGCATAGTTTTAAGTAGTTCTGTGTAGTTACCCACGTGAACTAATTGACTGGCCCATTCTGTATCAGTCCATAGACGTTGCCACGGCGGTGTTGCGGCCAGCATCGCTTGATAATGCTCTGATGTTTTAATTAATTGATAAACAGACATGTTTAACAAGTCAATTTTAAAATAACCCAATTGTTCAGCTTGTTCATAATCTATAGCGGCACAATCATTAACAGGATCATATGGAATGTCTGTAACATATACACCACTATTGTGTCTACGAATCTGTCCTTGATGTAGTTGCCGTGCTGGTGTGGCTTGAATTAATTTTAATAATTGGTCTCTATCAGCAAAATCTAAATCAATATCTGCACTCATTACCAGCCTGCCTTTGTTAATATATCTCGAGCATACTCTTGGTCTGCTGGGTAGTCTTTAAACTTACGCATCCAAAAGTCTGCGTCAATATAGGGCCATACCATGGCTACTTGTGTGGCATCTAATTCTGCTAGGAACTTCTGACCGCTTTCACTGTTGTAAATAATCCACGGACTGACACGGCCAGCGGTCACAGCATACACCATAGCGTTTGTATTACCATAACGTAGGCAATCTTCAGCAGGATGTCCTGATTTTTCACTCCAGTCTATACCAAACTCCATGGCACGGGCCAAGGCATCATTGATATTTTCTACACGCAAATAATCTAATAGATATTCTGTATACACACTGTCTTTACACCAGTGGTCAATCTTTTTGTTTTGTTTTAGTACCCATTCAGTAAATCGAGCTGGATTGATAGCCTTTACACTAACACAATAACGACCGAACTTTACAAAGGCTTTGTAATAAGGACTATCGCAAAAATCGTCATGGGTTTTTAGCCGGGCACTACCTTGTGTAAGTTCATAAAATTTAATATATGAATGAAACCCTAAGCGTACCCCTGCTTCATCTTTTTCCATGCGTCGACGTCGCGGTTCGCATGAATGCACCGCAAGACTAGACTCCTTCATAAAGTCCTTCTTACAATACTGACAGGTATATTTCATTTTTTTGTTTCTTGCCCTAGCTCTTTAAGGTATGCGTCTATGTCTTTTTTGGTATTGATCTTGGCCATTAAATCTACTTCATCATCTTTAAGATGTGGGAATAACTCAGCAATTTGTTTTCGAATGCCGCTAACACCAGCTTCTTTTTTCTTGGGAGCAATCCATTGATGCCGTTGTGTGCCCAAGCCAGGACTTACTGCTGTAGCACATAACCATTGTAATTTTGGATGGCGGTTAATATCAAAAAATCGTTTGTTGACATAATGATTACTACTTTGTAAGTAGTAATTTTGTAATTCACTACTACCTTGTACACTTGATCCCCAACGTATCATAAGATAGTTGCTAAACTTTTTGCGTTCCTCAGCAGTAAGTTCATCGTAGAACGCTCTATTCTTACGATCAAACTGAGTCATTTCATTTTGTATACTAAGTTTATCCATTACCACGCTTGGTTGTAATTTACCACTTCGCAGTTGCGACTTATGTCTTTAACAAAGTACACACAGTTGGGTTTTTCGCCTTCGCCTACGGGCACACATAGCATCTGCCCATTTTTTAATTTAGGAGCATACCATGTAACTTCTTGATACACATCAATGATTTCTATGTCTAGGAAACTTGGCCTAAAACTACTGAGTGGATTAAACTGGAATGCTTTAAATCCGCGATCGTTGATACTGGTTAGCGGTAGCACTTCCAGGTCACCTAGGTCAGGTTCACCTATTAGGATTTGCCAGTCTACCGGCATTTTAATCTTGTGTTCGCCGATGCGTAGGACCAATGCAGGTGCCGTGAAGCTTTCTAAAAAGATCAACGGAATGTAATGATAGTCTGGATCTTTAGGATCGCTGTTATCAAAGATAGCAAAACGCATATCATCTACTTCTTCTGGTAGATGATCTAAATCAAATGGTGTGTTGTCTAATGTAAGTATACGCATGAATTTATTATAACATATTTTTTAGTAGTTGCAACCTTTATTTCCATTCTAGTTTTTCTTGTGTAAATGGATAGTTGGCTTCTCGGTAAAACACCTTGCGCTTGGTCAAGTGTCTTTTGGCAAATTTACAGGTGCTTGTGACGTCCCAGATTTGGACATGATCTTTATCTTCAGCTTTTCGTATTCCGCGGCCGATCGACTGGATGACCCGGACAAAGCTCTTACCAGGTTCAACAAGAACAAGATTAAAAATCCTAGGCAAATTAATACCCACAGCAGCAACACCATAGGTAGCCACAATAATTTTTCCAGTACTGGTTGCCACTTCGTCATATTCATCTTGTCTATCCTTTGCTTTGGTTGCACCACTAACAAATACAGCCTGATCTCCTAATAGGTCTACTAGTGCATGTCCGCCCGCTACACGATCTACCAACACCAACGTGTTACCTGTAGCGTTGACCTGTGCAATTAGTTGTGCTATTGTTTTAAGTCTGTCGGGTTCTTCTAACAAGAACTTTAGTTCGCTTTGGTAGTTGGTAAACTCTGCATGATCAACCAACTGCACAATGTTCACATGGCATTGTGCCAACACACCTTGGCTTTGTAACTCACTGGCTGTGAGCTTGCCTATTACTGGGCCAAGACTACACCGTAATGCTTGGAATTCAAATGGTTCTTTGGGTATGGTTCCAGTGAGTCCCCAGCGCAGTGGTACACGGCTCATTACACCTGTGAGCAGGCTCTTTAATGCATCGGCTTTGGCCATATGCACTTCGTCAACAATAACGCATACCACATCTTCAAGGAACTCGCCAATGGTAACATCGCCCACTGAATTCTTTGTATTCTTTAACAAGACATTTAGGCTTTGCCAAGTGCAGATGGTATGCTGACGTCCCCACTCCTTGCGATCGCCAAAGTACACGCCCACATCCTGTTGCATGTTGATGTAGTCTTTTTCTGTTTGCGTTATTAGACTCTTGTTAGGAACAATTACAATAGTACGGCCATATGGTGCTACTGCATTACTCAAGGCGGCTGTGATTACAGTCTTGCCTGCACCTGTGGCAATCTCCTGGATACATTGTGGATTCTCAAGGAAGTTGTTGATGATTTCAACTTGGTAATCACGCAACTCCATTGGTTTACCTTCTAACGGATGTCCTTTACCCCAAGTGATATGACTAAATGTTTGTTCTGTTACCTTTTCAAAAGTAAACGTAGTAGAATAATCTCGCTGGTCATCCAAGTCAATATCATAGTTGAACTTTTCTAATATAGGAATGATCTCTGGTAGTAGATTTACATAAGTGCTACCACCCAGTTGGAAATAGCTTACCTTGCCGTCCCATCGACCGAGTCTAACTGCCGGCAAATAACGAGCACCCGGGACATCATATTTAAACGCAGTAACCAACGCACGACGAGCATCAAGGTCAAGTCCTTCGATCTTGATGTTTACTTCGTCTCGGATTATGATTGTGGCTGTTTTCATTGTAGGGTGATTTGTGTAATGTGTTGATGTTGCTTAATGGCTTCTATCAATTGATCTCTAGGTTGAGTTTCAATAAGTTCTGCCACAGGAAAACGCAAAGGTAACAATCTAGGATCTTGGAATGTTGTAAACCCTTGATCAAAGAAAAAATCTCTATGTAGCTTATAATATTCCTGCATTCTAACTAATTTGTCAGAAACATAACCGACGGTTTCTTCGTGCATACGAACATTAAAGTCTGCTGAATAATGATCGAACGGTTTAAACGCATCATCGCTTATGTAGTTATCACGATCTTGTGTAAGGTCCTCAAGAGTCTTGCCTATCTCAGCATAGTTCAAACATACGCTACCAAACTTGGGATTTAAAGTTCCATATTCATGCATAACTTCCACAGGTAAAGTTTTGGTCTTTGGCATGCCAAACCAAGTGCAAACAAACCTAGCACGATTGCCACGTGCGGCACTTTCGCATCTGTGGACGCTGACATTTAAATTGGCCAGGTGCTGTCTTACCTCTGGGGGTATAGGACCATATTCTGGATGTGTTGGCTGTTGGTCTAATAAGCCGTGCCACTGTTCAAAAATATTGTGTAGATAATTTAATGTATCTTGATCGTCGACTGCGGATAGGGCTTGTGTGATCAACGGTTGCCAACTATTAATTCCCAGTATACATTCCTGTATTTTTGCCAAGGCAATGCGTTGGTCTTCGTCTTGGGTGTTAAACCCATAAAATCTTTCTGGGTCATCCATTGGCCATTGCTCTCGCCGACTCATACATTCAAGCCATAATTGGGCAATTGGATTATCCAATACTCGAAACTGTAATTCTAAATCCGAAAGATTGATAGTTAAAACCATATGTTAGTATAACATATTTAAAACAAAAGATCAAAAAAACAGGCACCTAAGTGCCTGTTGAAAATGGGTAGTTAAAAACTACCCAGGAGCTACCGTATTAACTGTTCTTCATACAAGTGCTAGCGGCCAAGGCCTTCCAGTTATCACCGGATACTTTGGTTAAGTCTGCAATCTTAAGTGCCATACGCAGGCTCATTTCACGTAAACGAGTTTGGTTAGTTTCCATAAACCCAATGATCTCGTCACCTTGCTCCGTACTAAAATCGTAGTCTGCGAACAGTTCGCCCTTTAGGTAAATCTGCTTGATACGCAAGAAACGATCACGCATGGTGTTGAGTGTAAGGTCCAGGAAGTGACACCGACTTTGTAAGGCTTCCAAATGGTCTTGCAACTTCTTGCTCTTAAGGTTTTGAAACTGTAGATTGGTAATAAAGATACAAGAACCTTTGAAGTCAAACATATCTGGAACGCCTTCACGACGCAACATGGCACTATCACTGTTCCAGTAGATACGACGTTTCTTGCCCGAATCTAATGCGGCCTTGAGGATGTTCAAACTCAAGTCATCTTGGAATACCGAGTCACAGTCATCAAACACTAGAACATTGTTCTTGTCTGAATGTTTATACAGGGTACAATACAGACCAATCGGAGTCATGGCACCTTTGATCACTTCATACTTGACACGACGACCACTTAATTTGTCAAACAAGCCAGAGTGCTCCAACTGTTTTTCCACACCATAGCTCTTGCCTACACCAGGAGGGCCAACTACGATCATAGCACGGACGTCACCTGCAATAGTGGCCTTGGTCATTTGGTCAAGGATGTCAAAGCGTTCGCCGATACGGGCAATAACTTCTTCGTCGGTTTCTACCGGTGCCTTGTTATGCACATGAACCTGGGCATGTGCGATGGGTGCTACAAATTCACCGGCCGGTACACTTTCGGCAGTAAATTCTATATCTTCAATCGTGTTTACATTGACACGAACTATTTCTGGTAAGTCTGGGCCAAAAAAGCCATCTGATTTTACAGTCACATAGCCTCCTTTGGCTCCTGTTTGGTAACCTTTAACCAAGTTAAAGGTCACATTGTTTACGGGTTGATTACGGTATGTTCCGTTTTTAATAATTACTGTGCTCAAGGTTAGCTCCTTTTTA